TTATAACTCCTGTACTAGCTGCTTTATTGATCTGTTGAAATCCTTTTTCGGATCTAACCGGACCATTAAACGATGTGTTTGCCATAATATTCCTCCTAGAATATCTTAAATGTAGTCCCTAGGGGAAGTCGACTATACGCGTCTACATTTAATAGTTATTATTAATTGTATAGTGTGATTTTTATACAACAGTTTTGGGTAGAGCGCAAGAGACTATGTAATGCAGATAAGAATTATCCAACGATGTAGCTTTTGTTTAAGTAGCTACGGAAACTTGTGGTGCAGCGTCTGCTATCTTAACTTCTAAAAGTTCTTTTTTAGCTTCTGCCATTTTTATATGGTTAATTACTTCTCTGACCTTATGGTCAATTCTAACCATATTGAGAGTATATCTACCCTCGTTAAGATGCTCCTGCTCCCATTCTAACTCCAGACCTCTCTTCTGTTTGTAAAGGTCCGCTAGATGTTGATGCAACTCCATCTATAACCTCCTCATAGGTTATTCTTTTAACTCTTGGATCCATCATTTCTCCAAGATGTTCCCACTTTATATCACTTTTTCCCAATCTGTCAATAATTGCATTTTCAATATCTAACGGGGTTTCGATGCAGTTTATAACGAAATCTGCATGATATTGGTAGGCATTAATTTGTACTCTGAAGTTTTTAGGGTGCATTTTTCCTTTCTATTTCAAGATTGTGGCGGAACTATGTCCCGCCACAAAAAAGTTTTAAGTATTACGCTCCAGCTGTTCCGAAGATACCTCTAGGGTCAGACACGCCGAAAACGTATCTTTCTCTAGCTTTGTATCTAACGTTGCCAGTATCGAAATCACCTTCCATCTTAGTAGATAGAGGAGTTCTTTCGAAATGTTTCATACCATTTGGCACATCTGTTTTAATGAACCAAGCATCAGTGTCTGTTAAGAAATTGTTAACAGAGTATCCTTGAGGAATCATCCCCATAGATTTGATTGCGTTGATATCATTATCAGCAGTTCCAACTCTACCAGCAGAAGCCATAAGTCTTTCAGCTGTGAATTGTAGTGCAGATGGGATGATCATCTTCATACCCTTAGCAGCGATTTTTAAACCTCTTTCATCAGTTAGCGCAGCAATGTCAATCAATGCTTGCTCTAATGAAGTTTCGTTTAAGTCTGCCGCAGTTGCTAGTTGGTTTGAAAACGTTCCAGCAATTGTTGGGTGTGACGCGTTTAACAAAGTTACACCGTCGCCTGAGTTGAATGATCCCCCAGTTTGTCCATTGTTTAATGGTGACGCTGCTTTAACTTGTTTTGTTTGAGCCATAGATCTTGCTAAAGCTTTTGTATATCTAGAAGCCAGTCTGTCATACAAGTTGTCTTCAATTGCTTCCTCAGTGATAGCAAACGCTAACGCGATTGTCTCGTTAGTGTATCTAGCTGTGAAAGTTTCTTGAGCGTTATCGTATGTAACACCTGAACCTTCTGGTTTTACTTGTGCTTGAGCGAAACCTGACAACATAACTTCTTCTTCAAAAGCTCTGTCAGATGACTCAGTAGTATAAATCTCAGCGGACTGATTTTCATACTGTTTATATTCCAGGCCGAATAGGGCATTCAAACCTGGCTCTAGTTCTTTGACTAGTTGATTACGTGATATAGCCATAATTTAATACCTCCTATTATACCCCTGAAGTGTCATCAAAGAAAGTCTGATTAAGAATAACTCTCCAAACAACGTTTGCAGATGTTAAATCTTGGTTCTCAGGATCTCTTGACACTCCGATTATTTTAACTTGTTGGACTGTTGTGTTTAACGTACTGTCGTCTAGAGTAGCTCTAGAAACCCAGTTAGGTGTTACCCCAGCTGTGTACGCTAAATCAGCAGTATTTCCAACGTCAGTTTGCGCCGATGCACTCGAGTTATTACTTCTAACGTCGTACTGAATTAAAGGGCTGTCATTAACAAGCGCCTTAATATCAGTAGCGGCATTACCATCGTAATAATTCTTCCACGTCGGCTTACTAGTAGTAGGATCAGTGTAGAAAACACCGTTCACAGAACCGATAAGATCTTCGACTCCGGCAGTACCTACAACCACATATCCAGTTGCTGCTTGTGCTACTAAATCTTGAAAGTAGAAAGCAGTTGAAGACGCGGCTACAGGGTACTCACCTAGACCCATGTTTTCATAGTTGTTCCCGTACTGTTTGATAGGTTTGAATCCAAACCCAGTCGATGACGAGTTAGCCATAGTTTTTCTCCTTGTGTGACCTGTCCTTGCGGACCTCCAGTCACGGTTAATTTATTCGCTGGTTTGAATTGTTAAAAATTCGTTAACTTTTCTTCCCACCGAAGGTCGTACGAGATTGTCTATCAATTTCGATAGGCATTCCCTTATGCTGCTCCTTCATAAGATCGTTGTCAATTGCGGTCATTTGATCTTGAGCTTGCTTCATAAAATACTCTTGTCTTGACCTTGCGATCTCTTCCGGTACCCTAGTCAGCACTAGGCCTCCGTGCCCGATCACCCCTGCGTATTTGCCGTCCATGATTGTTGGGAAGTCGTCGTTAGGATATTCATCGGCTCTTACTAATTCATAACCAGACCTTAAGCGTCCTTGTATGTTTTTCGTGTCGACGAACCCTAGGATTTCTACCCTGACCCATCTGTGTCTGAATCCTTCTGGCGCGTTGGGCGTATCTAAGTACGATGGTGGAGTCCAAACTTTTGGTCTTGCTTTTGGCTTAACCGTTTTTGCTTGTGTTACAACTTTTGTTGTATCACTTTTCTTAGCTTGACTCGCACGAGTTGGTTTACTTGTATTCATATGCCTATACCTCCTTCGTGTTCATAAGTTGTTTCGCATACTCTTCCAGTGGCACACCTAATTTTTTCGCTATTGCGACTTGAGAAGATGTGAGTCTCACTTGCTTGCGACCAGTCTTTGTACTACGCGTTGCAGAGGCAACGTTTTGTGTAGGTTTACTAATCGTCTTTTCTACACCTTTATTACCAAATTTGTGGGGGAATTCAAGTCTTATTCTTTTATCCACTTCAGCATAATATTCATCTGATTGTGGGTCCATTCCCTCTTCTTCTGTTAATTTACGGTGTAAATCAAATGCAGTGTACGTCATGGCATTGTCCTTGCCAAACCACTCATTTTTTTCTGCCCAAGCTTCCGCTTTCGGATCTCTGGCAGGTTGTTGTTGAATAGGTTGTTGAACCGGTTTTTCAGCCGCTTCTTTAGCTGCAGTTTCCTGCATCTGGTGTTGAGTTTTTAACTCCGCCAATTTACCTTGTTCATAACCTAATTGTGAGATAGCTGTTAAAGCTTCTACTTCAGCTTTAGAGTCTTCGCTTTGTCTAGCTGCAGCAAGTTTTGCTTGTGCTGCTGCAAGTGAAGATGAAATTCTGCCTTCCATTTCTGTAGCATAATTTTTATCTAAAGTTGTTGCAGTTGCTTCATACTGATCTCTTTCGTGTTTTACGCTTTTAGCATAACGCAAAGCTTCTTCTCTTTGCCTTTCTGCTTCACGCATTTTCTTAGTAAGTTTAGCTATTCTTTTCTTAACTCCTTCAGAATATTCTTCAACTTCCCTAGTGTTATCTGGTTGCTTATCACTCCCTTCTTCAGAAGTTTTTTGTTCAACCTTACCACCTTCTGATTTTTTAATGTCCTTGCTCTCTCGAACATCAGACTGCTCACTAGATTTCTCAGATGTGTCATCGGGCTGATTATCGTACGTAACATTTGCTTCATTTTTTTTCTCCTCTTTCTCGTATGTTTTTTCTTCTTCCTTTTGTTGTTCAGGAAGATCTACACTTGCACCCGGTCCGGATGTATCTAAATCGACCATCGGTTCTTTTGACAAGTTGTCTTCTTTTTTTTCTGCTTCTGGCATAGTTTCTCCTTATCTATGTTAAAATTCGTGGAATATATCTTCAGGGTTTTCCACGGTCGCTAAAACTTCATCATCATTAAGAAGTCTTATCTCACCCCCATCTATTTTAATTCGTGATCCGGCATATCTTGCAAAGATAATCCAATCACCTTTCTTGCACCAGGGACCTTCTGGGTATCTTTCTTTATCATAGCAGTGTGGGCCCATATCCAA